CAATTGCCAATGGACTTGAAAATGGAGACACTGCTGGTGGAGTAACACTTGCTACAGGAGACCGTATTCTTGTTAAAGATCAGACAAACACTGCTGAAAATGGTATTTACGTTGTCCAGGCTTCTGGCCAAGCTCTTCGTGCAACAGACTTTGATACTGCAGCAGAGGTTGACAGCGGAGACTTTGTTTTCGTAAGTGCTGGAACGTATGCAAATACAGGATGGGTTCAAACCCTTAAGCCAGCCACAATTGGAACAGATCCACTTCAGTTTACTCAGTTCTCTGGAGCTGGAACATTTACTGCTGGAACTGGTCTTGACCTAAATGGTACAGAGTTTGTTCTTGATCTTTCCGAGGTAGACACAACAACTCTTCCAGAAGGAACTAACAAGTACTACACCGATGAGCGTGTTGATGACCGTGTTGCAAACCTTGTTTCTGGCGGTACTGGAATTACAGCAAGCTACAACGATGAAGGAAACTTGCTTTCTCTTTCTACAGATTTCACTGAGTTTAGCACAACTGATATTGCTGAAGGAACTAAGCTATTCTTTACAAACCAAAGAGCAGTAGATGCACTTCAGGCAGTTGTTCCAGACTTTACTGAGATTGAAGTTAACAACATTGCAAGACAGGTAGCCGCAACAGTTTCTGCTCCAACAGCAGCCACTGCAGTAACAGCTTTTGCTTTTGCTAAGGCATCTTACCGCTCAGCAAAGTTCTTAGTCAAGGTTGCTTATAGTACTCACACTGAAATTTCAGAAGTGCTACTAACTCTAGACACAAGCGATAACATTGCAATAACTGAATATGCAGTTGTAGGAACCAACGGATCTTCTTCTGCAATTTCTGCTGATATTGACGGAACTAACGTAAGACTACGTGTAACCCCAGTTAATGCCAGCTCAACAGTTACAGTGATGGGAACATTGCTCGTATAGTTTAAAAAAGATAAGGCCTTTCTCTTTAACTAGGGAAAGGCTTTATTTTTTATAATATGTGATAAAATTGGGGTAGACTATAATTATCTTATAGTAATAGGAGTGCTATTGACTACAACAAATAAAGACTTTAAGGTTAAACACGGTTTAGCTGTAACTGCTGGAGCAACGTTTGGTCAAGCAATTGAAATTGGCACACCAACTGCAAATAATCATGCAGCAACAAAAGAGTATACTGATGAACAAGTAGAATATGCTGCTTTTCCAGATGCAGTTACTGTTGCAACAACGGGAAATGTTTCTCTTTCAAGCTTAGTTCCAGGAGCTACTGTTGACGGAGTTGTAGTTTCAGCATTAACAAGAGTTTTAGTAAAAAATCAAACAACTGCTTCTCAAAATGGAATTTATGAAGTTCAGTCTTCTGGCCCAGCTACAAGAGCACCAGATTATAATAATATTGAAAACATGAGGCCTGGAAAATTAGTTGGAGTTTTAAGTGGAGACGTAAACGCTGAAACATTTTGGTCATTTTTTAATCCTAATTTAACTGTTGGAACAGATCCAATAACTTATGTTAATCTTTCAGAAAGCATTAGCGGAACCGAATATTTTGCTGGCTTTGGAATTAATATTTTAGTAGATAATTCTATAGAAATAGATAGTTCAAGTGTAATTTTATCTGAGGCGGGGTCAGACGGAACTGAAATAAGTAGCACAGTTTTAAACTCTAGCCTAGAAAGCCTAGGAGATTTAACTTCTCTTAATGTTTTAGGGGAAGCAGATTTTGCAAGTACCACTAACTTTCAAGGTGCTGCTACTTTTGAAAGCACTACTAACATTCAGGGGGCTGCTACTTTTGCGGGATCAGTCACTGTTCCAACACCAACCTCAGCATCTGATGCAGCGAACAAAGATTATGTAGACAACCTTCTTAATCAAACTTCTGTAGAAATTACAACAATAGACGATTTATCTAACTACTTTAATGGCTATAACAGTCGTTTTTATCCTACGTACAAAGGCTTACCAGTAACACTTCAAAATCCTTTTAACCTTTTGCTAACAATTGATGGTATAATACAATCAGTAGGTTATCCAGATTATGTCTGGCAATCTGTTATGCCAAGGGTAGGTTTTAGAATAGACAACGACGGCTATATAGCTTTCCCAGAACCAATCCCAGTAGGGTCTAGCTTTGATGCTAGAGTTTTAGTGGGATCAGCAACAACTACACAAACAAAGGTGTATCCATTTAAAGCAATGGATATTGTCCTAGGAGGATATTAATATGGCAAGAAGAATTTTGGATCTTAAAGGATATACCCTTAATCCATCTACTAGGGTTATCACATACCCAGGAATTATTAAGCAAGAACAGCTCATTCTCATCACTAACGTGACAGCTGGTCAAGTTATCTATAACTTCTCTGACCCATCACTAAAGGCAACAGCCTATACAACTTCTATTTCTGGTGCAACTGGAACTACCACTATCACACTAAACTTTAACACAGCAGCAATGCTATCAACGGACAAGCTTCAGTTTATTATTGATCAGGTCGACGAGACCATGGCTCCATCTGAGGTCTTAAAAGACCCAGTAAACAAATTCCGTGTTTCTCAGGCTCAGGCACTTATTGATACTGACTTTGAGTACGGATCTCAACAGAGCAAGTGGGAAAATCTTGCCATGATTAACAACCGTCCGTTTGCTTTTCCAAATGCTTCTGCAATTGCAATTTCTGCAATTACTATGAGCACAAACTCATCCACGGTAACCGTAACAAGGACTTCTGGAAACTTCCCAGCTAATGGTACAGCCATTTATGTTCAGGATACTTTCTTGACCGTAGCAAACGGAAACTTTATGATTCAGTCTGGTGGAGGAACCTCTACTATTACTTATACCGCAAAATCTGTAAACAGGACATCTATTACAGATATTTTAGATCCTAATAAAACAGCGGTATACGAAGGAACCATTTTCTCTGGAGCAAGAATTGGTGCAGCTCCAACAATGACCTATTCAGGAAGAGCAATTACCGTAACAACTACAATACCTCATGGTCTTTCTATAGGAAATGAAGTTGCTATAACTGGAACTACTGCAAGCACAAATGCTCCTAACGGAACCTTTATTGTTTCTACAATTATTAGCCCAACAGTTTTTCTTATTTACGCTAACGCTGCCCCCACAGGATCACTAGTTGCTACCTCAGCGTTTATTTATGTTTTGCCACAAGGCCAGGTTCTTCATCGACCATTTGATGGTGGAGTAATCTTTTCATCAAACGCAAGCTCTAACTATGAGCAGCTAGTTCGTCAGACTAGACGCTACTTTAGATACCAGTCTGGTAAGGGCATTCAGATTTCTTCTGGAACTATCCTAAAGCCAAACTTGCAGCTAGATTCTATTACGTCGTCTGGCCTAACAGCAACGGTACTTACAAAAGAAAAGCACAACATTCTTCCAGGAACCACCGTAACAATTGCTGGATGTACTGACGCAGCATACAATGGAACTTTTACAATTAGCTCTGTAACTGGATTTAATTCTTTTGAATACACAATGCTTTCAGAGCCAACAGCAACTGTTGGAGTTGGACCATACTACGCAGCAGTTAATGGCTGGTATGGTGCAGTAAACAGACTTGGATCTTTTGACCAGCAAAATGGACTTTTCTGGGAATTTAATGGACAAGAATTAGCTGCAGTTCGTAGAAGCTCTACATTCCAGATTTCTGGACGTGTAACTGTTACAAATGGATCTTCTACTGTAACACAAACAGATGCAGCATTCCCAACAGCATTTGCTACTCAGCTATCAATCGGAAGCTACATTGTTTTGCGTGGACAGTCTTACAGGGTAGACGGAATTGCCTCTAATACATCACTAACAATATCTCCAGCATATCGTGGAGCCACTGCCTCTCATGTTGTTGCATCAAAAACAACAGAACTTAGAATCCCACAATCTCAGTTTAATATAGATAAGGTAGATGGAACAGGACCTTCTGGATACAATATTGACCTAAGCAAAATGCAAATGTTCTATATTGACTACTCATGGTACGGTGCTGGATTTATTCGCTGGGGACTAAGAGGAATTAATGGAGATGTTTTTTATGTTCACAAAGAGGAAAACAATAACATTAACCAAGAGGCATACATGCGTTCAGGTAACTTGCCAGCAAGGTATGAGTCTTCTTCATTGCCACCAACTACTGCAACAACAGCCTTGGTAGGATCTTTAGACTTAGCTCTTTCTGTTGTAAGTACTGCAGGTTTCCCAGGTTTGGGAACCTTGCTTATTAAAAATGGAACTACAGCAGAGTTTGTAAACTACTCTTCGGTAACTGCTACTTCATTCCTTGGTTTAACAAGAGCAAAAGCTGGAATCACTACAGCTGCAACCTTGACAATTGCTGCGGGATCAAACTCTGGAACACTAACCAGCGTTGCTAATCTTCAGGTTGGCATGAGAGTTAATTCTGCATCTATTCCAGAAGGAACTTATGTTACAAGCATTAATGACTCTAATAACTCTATTAGACTTAGCTCTGCAGCAACATCAGCAAACCCAACAGATGTTTTAATTGTTCCTATGGGAGCTAATAGTGCTCAGACATTTGCTTACTCAGCAACTGCCCCAACATCTGTTGAGCTAGCTTACCCATCTTATGGACCAAGCCTTTCACACTGGGGTACTTCTGTAATCATGGATGGTGGATATGATGACGACTCGTCTCTTATCTTTACTTATGGTATGACAACCCCAACTGTTATTCCAGCAGGAAACTCTCGTGCACTGTTCTCAATTCGTGTATCTCCATCTGCAGATAACGGTATTGCAGCGGCATTTGGCCAGCGTGATTTGATTAACAGAATGCAGCTTAAACTAAATGCTCTTGACGTTTCTACAAGAACTTCAAGCTCAAACTACTTGGTACGTGCATTCCTTAATGCAACACCATCAGCAGCTGCTACATGGACAAGCCCAACAGAAAATGCTGCAGGAATTGCAAACTCATCGCTTTCTCAGATTGCTGTTTATCCTTCAGCATCAAGCGTAACTGTATCTGGAGGTGAGGTTACAGGTGGATTCTTATCTCAAGGAACAACCTCTGTAGACCTTAGCAAGCTAAGAGATCTTGGAAACTCAATTCTTGGTGGAGGTTCGACAGCTTCTAATACTCAGTTCTATCCAGACGGTCCAGACACTCTTACGATTGTGGTTACAAACCTAGGTTCATCAAGCATTGATATTCTTGGAAGACTATCCTGGACTGAAGCTCAGGCTTAATTAGGAAGGGTATTTAGATGCCAATTAATAAAGCTAAAGTAAGTGAACTAAGTCAAGAAAAAGTTACCAACCTTATTAATGACTTAGGGTCTAAAGCATCTAAATCAAATGCAGTATTTGATAATGCTCCTGTTTTGCCAGCTGGGGGTATTCAGTTTACTGACGGTGCTCAGAAAAAAGAGGGCGTACCTTCTAAAACAACTATAATTAGAAAAACTGCATCTTACACTTTAACCAGCTTAGATGAGCGAGATTGTTTAATTGAAATGAATAGCGTTTTACCAACAACTTTTACTATTCCAACCGATCAAGTTTTAAACTTTCCAATTGGATCTTCTTTAGACCTTGTTCAAGCTAATTCTGGAGACGTTACTATTGAAACAAGCCCGATTACAACCTCAACATTTGGATCAGGCGGGGCACAAAATACTATTACCATTAATTTAGCAGCTCAAAATTTAAACGTTGAAGAAAATCAGCTAATTAGTGGAACTGGAATTGTTCCTGGAAGTTTGGTCGTTAGTACAAACGGTACAGAAGTAACCGTAGACACTCCATTTAGCGGTCAGGTGTCTGGCACAATAACTTTTAAAGTTGGTTTAGTTGCAACTCCAGGATTTAAGCTACGAACTAAGTGGTCATCTGCTACAATATTAAAGAGAGCTAGAAATAGCTGGCTTGTGTTTGGCGATCTAGAAGCTTAAGAGAAAGAATTTTATTATGGCGGTAAGTAAAAGAACTGGTAGAAAATCTGTAATAGCAAATGATTTTTTAATTCCCCTACCACCTGGACCGCCAGAAGCTTTTGATGTTGGAACAAATAGACCATTTGACAATGGTTCAGCAGTAGTAAACTTTAGCACTACTGTAACAGAGCCAGCAACTGTTTCTTATAAAGTTTATGGAAATGCTACTGGACAAGCAGAAGTTACTGCAACTGGCACAACTAGCCCAATAATCATAACTGGACTAAAATCAAACATTCTTTATACTTTTACAGTTACTGGATTTACAGGGGCAGGAGATGAGTCTCCGCCAAGCGATCCATCAACTCCAACTCTAATTACTACAGTTCCAGCAACCCCAGCTGCTCCAAGTGCAACTTCTCCAAATGCTAATCAGGACGTTGTTAATTGGCTTGCACCAGCCACTGGTGGAAAAACAATTACAGGTTATATCTGGGCAGCTTCTGATGGTAAAACAAACCTTGCTGGTGGAAATCCTGGAGGAGGACCAACAGCCAATCTTTCTGTTACTGTAAACCAAGAAGCTGGAACAAATCAGACATACACCGTTTATGCAAAAAATGCTAACGGAGATTCTTTATTGTCTTTACCATCAAACACAATTACAACAACTTTTTCTTTTGCACCATTTGGCTTTGTACCTTTTATGGCTTTTAGCTTTGTACCTTTTATGGCTTTTAGCTTTACACCATTTATGGCTTTTATGTTTACACCATTTATGGCTTTTATGTTTACACCATTTAATGCTTTTGGCTTTACGCCAAGGTTTTTTGGCTTTGCTCCAAGACCAATGTGTATAGGTGCAAAAACTCCAATAACGGTTGTGGATAAAGATGGCAATACCGTATTTGTTGCTGCAGAAGATTTAAAGGTTGGGGATAAGGTTGTTTCCCCTGTCTGGAAAGAGTTTGATAGCGGAGAGTTTATTGACCACGAACACGAAAAAGTTTCTTATAGCTCAATGATGATTAGAGATCCAAAAATAGTATCTGTTGAAAAGATTGAGTCTAAAACAGTTACAGAAACAATTATTTTTAATAATGATTCTAAAAAGCATTTTTCAACAGTTCAGCCAATCTTAGCTAAAAAACAGTATGAAAATAGATATTCTTGGGAAATTACAAAAGACATTTCTGTTGGAGATACTATTATGGAATTTAACCCTGATACCCAAAGGTTTACCCCAAAGCTAGTTACCAATGTAGAGCTTATCACAAACAAAGAAGAGGTTGTTTACCGAATTACTCCAGAAAACTTCCTAACATTTGTAGCTGGAGGCGTAATCTGTTGCTAAAAATCTTTTATGGTGTATACTATATCGTATAGTTATAAAAGATCGGAGATTTTTAAATGGATTTATCGTCAAGTATTCAAGATAGCACTGGCAGGAAGCCTCACAAATTTTTTGAGGTATATTTAGACAACAATTTAGAAAAGCTTGCCCATGATCTAAGAATTAGATATGACAAAATTAAAAAAGCTGAAGTTCTTGGTGTAACACCAATAACAGAAGCGGACATTTGGAAAGAAGCAAATAGCGTTTCTACAATGAAGTGGAGACAATATAACGTTTTTCAATTTCACACAGTAGAAATCTATAACCTATATCTTGGCGTCAGGGAGTTAGTAAAAGATGCCTGTAAGTATTACGAAATAGACTTTGAAAAAGAAAAGTTTATGTTGCAGGGATGGTTTAATATTAACAACAATAGCAAGGGCGGAAAGCTAAACTGGCATGACCATGGCCCAAATGGTGCTCCAGATTTTCACGGATACTATTGCGTAAATGCAGAGCCATCAGTCACACATTACAGGGTTTTTGGAAATGATGTAGAAAACGTAAATAAAAATAACAGGGCCATTTTATCTGAAATGAGTCATCCTCATGCTATGGGAGACTGGGACTGGGAAGGCGACAGAATTACAATTGCTTACGATGTTATGCCAGCAAAAACAGTAGAGTCTTTTGGAATTGAAAATGAGCAGCACTGGGTTCCACTTGCTTAATTTTTTAAAAAAGTTTAAGTGTTTTTTGGGAGGGCATGAACTAAAAATTGCTTCCTGCCCAGTAACTGGAGCTAAGTTATCAACCTGTAATAACTGTAATCTTGGGCATAAAAAATCTCATTCTGGCATGAGTTTTAAATAAAATAATGTTTTTATTGTGGTAAAATAGGACTATGACCCTATACAGAATGCTTCAAAGACGTGGTACTGCCAGCCAATGGTCTACTGCAAATACCGTTTTAGCTATTGGTGAAATTGGATTTGCTTATGACACTAATGTTGTTAAAGTTGGCGATGGATCTACCGCCTGGAATTCACTTCAATCACTTGATGGAAAATCAGCTTATGAGCTAGCTGTTGCTGGTGGATACAGTGGTACTCAGACTCAGTGGCTAGCTTCTTTGGTTGGACCAGCAGGCCCTGCTGGAACAAATGGTACAAACGGAACAAATGGTACAAATGGTATAGATGGTACCGCTATTGCAGCAACTCCCACAGTCCGTGGATCAGTTTTTGGAAATACTACTGGCGGATCATCTGCAAGCAATGTTGCCATTGGACTAGATGCTTTATCTTCAAACACTACAGGAACTGGAAATACTGCAATTGGAACTAGAGCATTAGATGCCAATACTGAGGGACAGGGTAATATTGCCGTTGGACTTCAAGCACTTTATTCAAATACTAGTGGTGGTTTTAATACTGCAGTAGGATCTAATTCTTTGCAAAATAGCGTTTCATCTTTTTCAAATAGTGGAATTGGATATTTTTCTTTATATTCAAATACTACTGGGTTTAGTAACACTGCAGTAGGATCTAATGCAATGAGGGACAATACTACTGGGCATAGCAATGTTGCTTTAGGAAATGGTTCTTTATATACAAATGTTGTTGGAAGCACCAACACCGCAATTGGAAATTCTTCATTAAATAAAAATACTGCAAATTCAAATACAGCAGTAGGAGCAAGTACACTACAAAATAACACTAGCGGAAATAATAATGTTGCAGTAGGGGTTAATTCCCTTTACGCTAACACTACTGGATATAATAATGTTGCAGTAGGTCTTAATTCTTTAATAACTAATACCACTGGAGTTTTTAACACAGCTTTGGGACCAGATACACTAAATAAAAACACTACTGGTTTTCAAAATGTAGCTGTTGGATTAAATGCATTGTATCAGAATACTACTGGACAAAATAACACAGCCATAGGAACACAGGCTCTTATAGACAATACTACTGGTAGTTACAATGTAGCTGTCGGAATGGATGCATTAAATAATAATATTGCTGGAGAATATAACACGGCTGTTGGACATCAGGCTTTACTGTTTGCAACTGAAGGTTCGTACAACCAGGCTTTTGGCACTAGTGCACTAATTAATACTACCACTGGAGTGAGCAATACAGCAGTTGGCCCTAATGCTGGCTCCCCAAATACCACTGGAAGCAACAATACCTTTGTAGGAAACGGTGCTTGGGGATCTTCGGCTACAACATCTAATCAAATTACCTTGGGAAACTCTTCAGTCTCATCTCTTCGTTGTCAAGTAACAACGATCACTGCACTATCAGATGAAAGAGATAAAAAAGATATTAATGATTTGCAGTATGGAATTAACTTTATTAATAAGCTAAGGCCAGTAGAATTTATTTGGGAAACTCGAGATGGTTCTATTATAGATAAGCCAGATATCGGATTTATTGCTCAAGATTTGGCGGCACTCGAAGATGAAGAAAATGACGCTGAAAGACTTAGGCTAACCTTAAGGGACAACGAAGATAAATTAGAGGCAACTCCAGCAAGGTTGTTGCCAATAATGATTAAGGCTATCCAAGAGCTTTCTGCAGAAAATGCAGAGCTAAAGGCTCGCTTAGATAATATGAAATAACATTAGTTTATCCATGATAAACTATACCTGGAGAAACTATGGCAAATCCATCTAACCTATATGCAGAAAAGATTTTTAGCGAGCATCCTATTGCGATGTGGGCGTTAGACGACAACGCAGACTATCTATCTTTAATATCAAATTCAAAAAGAGATATTTATAGAGCTTCCCCAGATGCCAATGCTTGGACAATTTCCAACGGTACAAAAGAACAAAACCTAGCTATCTTAAATGAACCACTTCCTACTACATCAACCACAACAGTAGTTCCTATAATTGGACTAGAAAAAACAAATCAAATTACCCTTACTAGTTCTGATATCATTAGCCCAGCCTTAATGAACAGTTCTTTAGAAACATTTTCTATAGGAGCCTACATATTTGCTGCAAATCCCTTTGTTCTTTCTTATGAAATCGGATATACGTATGCTGGATTGACAAATCCTGTTCTTAGAAAGTTTGATTCTCAAATTAGCAACAGGTGGAGCTTAATTTCTGAAACATTTGATATACCACAAACCGTAAACCCAATAAAAATTGTTATTAAGATTAACCACGTAAATAATGGGGGGCTGCCATCAGAGTATAAGTTTTATGTTAATGGAGTTACTTTTGGACAGTGGTCAGAAGAATTTTTAGCAACATCCCCTGGACTTTTTGGAGAAGCTCTCCCTGCTGACGTCCCATTTAACTACTTGTCAATTCCTGCAAAATCGTATGGTTTACAGGATTTAGATGGATATTACTTTATCAACAATCAATCTCTTACTGCCAAAAATTCTGGGGTACCAATAGTTTATGGATCATCAAATGTTACAAGAATTTTACCAAATGGATCAGACCCATCAGTTATAATTCCTGGCCAAGGATTCTTGAATGAAGCTGGAAGATACAGAGAATATACGGCTGAAATGTGGGTAAGGATTGACTCAAAAGCAACTTCTCCAACTAGAATTTTTGGACCAATTGGTTCAACTGATGGCATTTATGTGGATGGTCCTTTTATAAAGATTAAAGTCGGAGATTCTGTTGGTGCACACCCAATTACAGAGTGGTATAGGCCAATGCTCTTAGACTTTAAGATTTCTGAAAATACTGCTTCATTGCTAATAAATGGAGAGCAGGCAATAGAAGTTTCTTTTTCTACTTCAGATGTTGCTTTAGCATCAGAAACAATTGTTCAAGGTGGAACTACAAAAAGTAATGATTGGCTAGGATTTTATGCATCCACCAGTGTGCCATTTTTAGATATTGACTGTGTGGCGATATACCCTTACCTAGTTCCAGCGATTGTTGCTAAAAGACGTTTTGCTTATGGCCAAGCAGTAGAGTTTCCAGAAAACGCCAACAGTGCATATGGAGGAACTTCTGTTCTAATAGATTATGCTTTTGCTGATTACACAAGCAACTACAGTTATCCAGATATCGGTCGTTGGAATCAGGCAATTGTAGAAAATTTATTAGTAAAAGATGAATCTCTTTCGGTTCCAGAGTATAAGCTACCAAAAGTAATATTTCAAGATGGCACAGCTCAAAAAGAATGGTATGAAGATTTGTATGACGAGCAGCTAGGAACTGCTTTTCTTGGACTTACTGGAAAAGACGGATATCTTTTATTTGAAAATATAAATATTATTAAAGAAAATCTAAAGGGGTTTTTTGGAGTATTTAGGCCAGGATCTATTAATTCATCAAAGCAACTACTATTTAGGATAAATGACAAAACCAGAAAAAACACATATTTAGAGTCATATATCCAAAATGATGTTTTAACCTATAAGCTTAGTTTTAGCGGAACTGTTTCAACCATATACTCAGAGCCAACAGTTTTGGCAAATAAAAGCTTTGCAGTTGGGATAGACATAGATAAATTCTCTAAATACTTTGGGCAATCCGCTATGTCATTTTTTAACAACAAAGAAAACTTGTCTTTAACAATTGGTGGAGATTCAACTTTTGAAAATACATTTTCTGGAAAAATTTATAAGTTTGGGTTTTGTACACAGACAAATCTTGAAAAAATCTTAGCCTTGTTTGATAATTCAGGTCTGCTTACATATTATAATTATGAGGATATGTTTGCAGACTATCCAGCAGAAATAGCTTACGATGCTGGGGATGAATATTTTGGCAACAGCCCAGCATATACTGAAGAGCTTGATGGAGGATCTCCAAGTTTATATACCAGCCAACTAAGCTTTGAAACTATAAATAACTTTACCGCTAGCTATACCCTTATCCCAAAAATAAACTTTGAGTCAATATCTATGGACATTGCAATAGATGGATATTGGGAAGATTACTTGCCATTAACATATTTTGCACAATATGTATCAGATGTTTTTGACAAGAAATATTATGACCTTGATTTTATTCAGTTTAATTTAGACTATCCAGCATTAGAAAACTTTACTGGGAATCTCTATAACACTAGCAGCAGTCTTGTTAAATCTTATGTTTCGTTTCAATATTTAAAAACAAATACATCTGCTAAAAATTCTTATTTTTCTAAAGTGCTTGCTCCTAAAAATAACGTAGTAAGTCCTGGGGATGAGTGGCTAACTACCAAGTATGAAGTTGTAGATGGAACAATTATTTACCCCCCAAAAAATATTAAACTAGCTGACGTGTCTATTGTTACACATTTAGAGTGGGTTGTTGATGGCATTATTTCTAACCCGTTGGTTATAAAGAAAATGCAGTACTCTTCACAGGCCTTTAATGAAAGAACCTCTAATCCAGTTGGAACAAGATTTGGAACACCCATATTCCCATACTTAAAGTATGGTTCTTATTTTGACTATAAATCTAAAAATCCATTTAGAATTTATAAGGGAAGCACCCCATATTTATACCTTACAAAACATAGCGGTATTGAAAAGGTGGGGGATTATGACGCATTGGTAAATCGTGGCCTTTCAATTCCTATTAACCAAAACTTGTCAGAAAACTATAAGATAATTGCTCTTCAGGCATTTATTAGATATGGGCAAGAAAAATTCCCAACAACTCCAGAACAAATTTTTGAAATTGAAAGTAAGGACACTTACATAAAATTCTTTATAGTTGCTAATGATACATCTGGAAGCCGTGCAAGAATTTATGGTATTAATGCTAAAACTGGTAGATTTGAAAATGGAATAGCTTTTTATTGGAATGGAAAAGTTGTTAGAGAGCCAGTAATTACTCTTAATGACTGGGGAGTGTTGGGTGTATCTTTTGCAAATGTGCTTGACTTTAATTCTTATGTTGGTGGTTTTAGAGTAACTGGATCGGTTTTAATTAACAGTATTTCTCAATATCAGTCGACTAACTTGCAAGAGATTCAGCGACAAACCCTCAGGTCTTGGTATACTGCTAAATATGACAATGTAGACCTTTATGACTGGGATTTTTGGAATGAAGACTACACCTGGAATGGAGTGCTAGTCTTTTCTTCGTCGACATATTTTGGGATAAATCCAACAGACATCTACAAAGCTTACACTGGAACAAATAAGATAATTATTGATGATGATATACCATTAAAGATTAATAATTATGAATATACAAACTATCAAAATATTGGATGGCAAAGTAGAGTTGTTTCTGCTGTATAATATGGTATACTAGTGGTCATGGAAGATAAATTCGCAGAAGCTATTGGTAAAGCTAAAGTAACGCTAGTAGAGCAAACAGGGTACTCTTGGGGGGTATATGTTTGGAAAAAAGCTAACGGCAAATGGTTTACTGATGGAAATGGCAACGTTCTTAATGTTCAAGCAAATAAAGGTGACGAGAATCAGATTGCAAAACTAAAGCAGGCAGCTGCTTATCATGGAGAGCCAAACGGTTCTCCAGTGTTTTTCCCAGGTACCGCAAGGATTAGCGATGAAGAATATAGTGAGCAAATAGACAGAATGAAGCAAGGGCTAATTCCATCATTAAATGACATTGGTGCTGTGATGGCTGCAAAGAAAACCCTAGAACTTTATGGAGATGAAGAATAATGTCAGACGAATACCAGTATGCAGTTAATGCATTTTTGCCAGAATTTGATGCAGAAGAAGATGTTTTTAAAAAGCAAGATCCATTTGCAAAGAAATGGGAAGACTTAAAAGGGCTATCTGGTCTAGAGAAAAACTTTAAGAGAAGGTCTGACAGAATTGCTAAGTCGTATGACAGCTTAGTATTTACTGGAGTTGACACTACAAGACAGGGCTATCAAGACAGTGCTTTGGCAACAAGCTCTGGAGTAAATGGTGCTAGGTCTAAAGAAATTAATCCAGGATCAGTTTTTCATAATGGTTATGGAATGTTTGATGTTATCACTCCACCCTGGAATCTATATGAGCTTGCAAACTACTACGACACATCATTTGCTAACCACGCAGCTATTGATGCCAAAGTAGAAAATATTGTTGGACTTGGTTATGACTTTCACATTTCAAAAAGAACTCTAATGCAGTTAGAGTCTTCAGATAGCGATTCTGCTGTTGAGAAAGCACGTAAGCGTATTGAAAGAACTAAGGTTGAAATGCGTGAGTGGCTAGAGAGCTTAAACAGCGATGACTCTTTTACAAATACAATGATGAAGTTTTACACAGATGTTCAGGCTACTGGAAATGGCTACCTTGAAATTGGTAGAACTGTTGCTGGAGCAATTGGTTATGTTGGACACATTCCTGCAACAACTATGCGTGTACGCAGATTACGTGATGGCTATGTTCAGATTATTGGGCAAAAGGTTGTTTACTTTAGAAATTTCGGGGCAAAGAATGTAAACCCAATTACTGGAGACCCAAGACCAAACGAAATTATTCACTATAAGGAATACTCTCCGCTAAATACATTCTACGGTGTTCCAGATGTTATGTCTGCTATATCTTCTTTGCATGGAGATCAGCTAGCATCTCAATATAATATTGATTATTTTGGAAACAAGGGTGTCCCAAGATACATTGTAACCCTAAAGGGTGCAAAGCTATCTTCTGATGCAGAAGACAAAATGTTTAGATTCCTTCAGACCAGTCTTAAAGGGCAGTCTCATAGAACGCTGTATATTCCTCTACCAGCCGATACAGACAATAATAAGGTAGAGTTTAAGATGGAGCCAATTGAAGCGGGAGTTCAAGAAGCATCGTTTAATGAGTATAGAGTTAGAAACCGTGATGACATTCTTGTTGCACATCAGGTTCCTTTGTCAAAAATTGGTGGAGGAGATTCTTCTCAGATTGCAGCTGCCTTAGCACAGGATAGAACTTTTAAAGAGCAAGTTGCAAGACCTGCCCAGGCTAATCTTGAAAAAATGATGAGCAAGCTTGTTAAAGAAAAGACTGATATTCTTGACTTTAAATTTAACGAGCTAACTCTAACAGATGAGATTGCCCAATCACAAATTCTTGAAAGATATGTAAAGACTCAGATCATGGTTCCAAATGAAGCAAGAGAAAAGCTAGGACTTCCTCAGCGTCCAGACGGAGATGAGCCATTTGAAATGTCTCCAAGACAGTCTGCCGACACACGAGCTAATACTGCACAGAACAGATCGAGAGATTCTGAAAGATCAAATAACTCCTCAGACAGCCCTGCCACCATATCTGGAAGAAATCCAGCTGGTGAGGGAAGATCTTCAGAGTAACCCTCAAAACATGATAAAGTGGATCCCTGGCAGCCAAAGCAGAGAAGGTCAAGAGTCTTTTGTTATCGATAGGCTTAAGAGTAAAAAACACGGATACTATGTAGAAATTGGCGGGTTCGATGCGATTGAACACTCTAACACCTATCTTCTTGAAACTCAATATTCTTGGTCTGGGGTATCTCTAGAGATCGTAAACTATCGGGTAGAGGCATATAATAAAATAAGAAAAAATCCTTGCCTTTTGGCAGATGCAACAACTTATGACATTAGACCTTATTTTGTCGATAATGCCTGGCCAAAACAAATAGATTATTTGCAGGTAGACATTGAGCCAGCCTATAACACCTTAGCAGCTTTAATGAATATGCCAATGGATTACAGGTATTCAGTTATTACGTTTGAGCATGATAGATACGTTACAGCTGAAAATGATAAATACCAGCAGATAGCTTACGACTTTCTTGCTGCCAACGGGTACAGGAGAGTGGCCCATAATGTAAATAATCTTGAGGACTGGTATGTAGACCCTACTGTCATTGCCCCTGACGAACTTGATGGGATTTTATGGCTAGAAGATATATTTAGCTTTATAAATTAGGATTTATGGCGTATACCCTAAATATTTACGCTTATAACTTTTTTATAACTTTTCATAAAAGACCCTTATAATTGAGATAACATGACTATACAGAAAGCCCATTGGGATACTGAGGGTGACAACGTTCGCCTATCAATGCCGTTCAGTAAAGTGGACGTAGAGAGACGCATTGTCTCTGGCTTTGCCACACTCGATAATGTAGACAAGCAAGCTGACATAGTCACAACAGATGCAAGCCTAAATGCTTTTGCAAAATTCCGTGGGAATATTAGGGAAATGCATCAGCCAACAGCAGTTGGTAAAATGGTCTCATTTAAAGAAGACAAATACTTTGACCCAGAATCTAAAAAGTTTTATTCTGGAGTTTACGTTTCAACATACATTTCTAAGGGTGCACAAAACACCTGGGAAAAGGTCTTAGACGGAACCCTATCTGGATTTTCTATCGGTGGTAGAATGAACAAGTGGGATGACGGCTATGACGAAAAAATGGATGCAAAAATTCGCATCATTAAAGATTACGATCTGGTAGAATTGTCTCTAGTAGATAATCCAGCAAACCAGTTTGCAAATGTTTTATCTGTCGAAAAAGTTGATGGAGTAGATATGATTAAGGGCGAAAGCTTAGAAACCCCAATTGAAAATGTTTTTTGGGATTCAGAGTCTGGTATAGTCATGTTGTCAGAAAATGATTCTGAGCAGAGCCCTACATCTGGTGCTCCAATGCAAAATATAGGTTTCGTTGAGAAGAACGATAACGAAAAAACAGATATGATAAAGTTCTTAGTTGATAGTGCTAAAGGCATTAATACAATTGAGATTAAGAAGGAGGCAAGTCCTATGAATGAAACAACAATCACAGAAGACATCGTTGAGAAGTCTGACGAGGTAGTAGAAGAGTCACAGGTCGCTCCAGAGGCAGATGCCCCAACCGAAGA